CTATCACCCAATCTTGCAACCCCGAGTCCTCCACCTGCTAATAATGTAGTTCCAGATGTTGTTGTAGTATTTGCATCGATACTCACGGTTTCAGCTGTAATATTAACCGTTTTTGTTTCTATTGAAAATTTTGTATTAGCAATCATTTTGATGATATCTGAAGTTAAATCAATTTCTTTTTTCGAAGTAATTGTAATTTTTTGATTTTCAGAATCAATAATTACTACATTGTCATTATCATCTTCAATTTTAATTATTTTATCTTCAAAACTTACTTTAGAATGAGGTTTTTTTTCAGTTGGAACAAATGCTTCAAGGTCTGATTTATATTCACCTTGTTTTCTAGTTACATATAATTGGCCATTTTTATCAATAAGTACATTGATTCCATTGTATTGAAATAAAAGACGAGGACCTTTATCTTTTTTAGCACCAGTTTGACTCATATCTTGATTATTTAAACTGCCGCCTAAAATTATTGGGAAATTTGTATTTCCATCTAAAAAACCAACATACACAATATCGCCATCTTGTTCTGCGATTTTTTTACCGCCATTTTCAGGTAGAAAAGATTTATTACTGGATGCTCTCCAAACTTTTTCAGAATAATTATATTGACCACCTAACATTCTTGAATCTTTTACATTTGTTAATATATGACCATTTAATTTTCCACCAATTACAATACAATCATATAAAACTTCTTGATTTAATGAACCATTTGTTAGATTTTGTTCATCATCAATAAAATATACATTTATAACCATACATCTATAGATATTTTGTTCTAATTTACTAAATTTAGAACTATAGAAGGGTAAGTTACTGGATTCTATAGAGCCATCTGATCTTTTCATTATTCACCTAAATAATCATCTCTATTTTTATTTGTAAAATTTCTTCTTGATAAACCAAAAGTTTTATTTAAATTTATAGTTTCAATTCCTCTTGTAACATTTATAGTTTGAGTCCATTCAGTTGAACCATTTTGATTAACAATAAATTCATCTGTATAACCTTCGATATAAAAAACTTTATTTGGGTCATAATCTAGAGTTTCATCAAATTTTAAAACTTTACCTAATTTTATATTATTTTGTCCAATGATTTGAATTGAACCTGATTCAAATAAAAATGCATTTTTCCAATAATCCAAAGATATTTCATTATATTCTTTTAATAAATTTTTATCAACATCGCCTGATTTATTTTTATCTTTTTTTACAAAGGCAAGTGCAAAACTATTTACTTCAAAATGTTTTAATCTTAAACCATTTCTTGCAATACTTGAAAAAATTCCATAAGGGAATGTAGTTCCATCTTTTCTTTCTTTATTAAATAATAAAGAAATTGCATCTTCTCTATTTATATTAGCAATTGCTGGTATTACAAAAAAATGATTATATCTATTATGAGAATCTTCACCTAAATTATAATTAATTATTAAACTTGAATCTATAGAAATATCACTTTCATTTGCTAATTGTTTATAAGTTTTTATATAAGGAGCTGCAGTTGGATATTTTTCTTTATTAAAAGCCCATGGAATTGGTCTAAAATGTAATTGCATTTGACCATCTTCAGATAATTCTACAAATAATTCATGGAATGCATCAAGTGAATATTCTTTTAATTTATCCCAACATCGACCAGATAAAGAAGATAAAGTAAATGTTAATGCCAATGTCAATATTGTTTGATCGAAATTTAATAAATTTTTTATTTCACCATATAAAGGATTTTTATTAAAACTTTGATTTAAATAATTAACTAATTTATTAGGCATAACCCATTGATTTCCCATAATTTCAGGAAATCCTGTTTTTTTAAGTGCCGATTCCATTTTTTCATTATTTCTAAATCCTAGAAAAAAATCATGTAAAAATTTTAAAAAATCATTAATTTGTAAAAATGCCCCATTTTTAGATGTTAAATAAGCAGTTAGATTATCTACAGTTATTCTTTCTAATTGTAACCAATTCAGCCAAATTTCAGTATCTTCATATATACAACCATAATCTCGACCAGATACTTCATAATAGGTTATAAGTTCGCCATTGGCTCCAGTTGAAACTGAAACAGCGACTCTATCAACATAACAAACTGCCCTTACTTTTTTTCCATCAATTTGTTGTGGTCCTTTTTTTAACCCACTAATTAGACTTCTTTTTTTATTTTCATCAATTTTTTTACTATCAAATTCAAATATAGCTTTTAAATCAGATGGAAAATTTTTATTTATATCTTCATTTTTATCTTTTACAAATAAATTTCCTTCTTGTGACATAAGAGCAATAAACCATTCTCCCGGTTTAAGTACATTTTTCCAATCTCTACTATTATCCAAATGCATTGTAAAATAACCAGATGGCGAAGATTTATCTTTAGTAAATGAAAAATAAAATAAATGATTGCTTATATCATAAGCAATACTTTCAGATAATTCTTTTAAATTATTAAAACTTTCACTTATATTCCAATTTTCTTCTTTTGTCCAATTAAACCAAATTATTTGGCATTGTGGATTGTTATTTAAAACTTTATTACTCATTTTATTCACTATATAATTTATTAAGTTTCGAATGTGGTTTTGAATTAGCTTTATTCGAAAGTTTATCATTTTGAAATTGTATTGCTTTAAAAATTTTATCAAGTGTATCAAGGTGATTTGTTGAAGGATTTATATTACCATTAATCGCACTAGTTAATTCATCAATTTTTTGAATAGCTTTAATTATAATTGGATATTGTTCTGCATGTTTTTCACCATGCAAACTACTTAATTTATTTTGAAGTGTTTCTTTTTGATATGCTAATTCTTTTTTATAATTATCAGCTTTTACAGAACTTTGTCCGCTTAATCCCATTGCTTCCGTTTTAGATAAAGGTAATTCGGTTCCCATATTTGTCGCTTTTTCTTTTAAAGCTGAATTTCTTAAATTAATATCAGGTTCAGTAAAAATTTCATTTAATGGTTTTTTACTTAAATCTTTAATTTGATTTTCTTCAAATGATTTACCCATTCCAGGAATTGAAGATATTAATTTATCAATATGTATTAATATGCTTCCCATTTTTGCAATACCAGGTGCGACTTTTTCACCTAATATTTCTTTGGCAGCTGCACTCTCGGCATCATAAATTTTTAATGTTCCACCTGGACCCGACATTATTTTATCTAATTTTTTATTTACTCTTTCATCAGCCCCCATTTGTAATTCACTTAATTCTTTTTTATATTTTTCTTGACCCTGTTTAGATAATCCACCTTTTTCTAATTTTTCAAGTACACCTTTAGCTTCTATTGCTTTTTCAGGATTTTTAATTTGTAATAAACCACTAAGTTGCATCAAATCAAAAGCATTTTTAGGAATGGCTTTTTTATTACCCATTCTGAATCTTAATTCATCCATGATTCCTTTTGCTCTTTTTTGAACAAGTTCTGGGCCACCAGATAATCCTAAATTTTTAAATAAACCAGATATTTGATTAACTTCTTTAGGTTTATACATAGAAGATAATCGATCTGTCATTGCTTTATTATTAATACCAAATAAACCTGTTCTTGCGATTAAGCTTAAACCACCTAATGAGCCTTTTCCTAACCCTTGTCTTTGAAAAGCTTGCATATAAAAAGCTAAATTTTCACCAGTAGCATTTCTTATATTTTTATCTAAGCCACCCATTGTAGCTGCCACAGCTTGCGGAGAAATTTTATTACCTTTACCAGCAATACTTGCTATCGCATTAATAGCAGGAGTTGTTAAAGTTACACCATCTTGATTGATATCTGATAAAATCTTCGTTAGTGTATCTAAATAAGGATCAAGCGCCCCTTCAAGCTTTTTAGAAATAATTGTTGCTCTAAATTCTTCTTCTGTTCTATTTATTCGATTAAAACCCATATTTTGAGTTGCACCAGCAAAAGCAGAAGAATATTGAGAAGAATTAACACCAAATGCTCGAAGAAATTTCATTCGACTTTTAAAATTGGTATTATTCATTTCACTATTATTTATTCCAAATGTATTAATCGATTGCATTTGGGATTGTTGAACTTCTGAAGGATTTAATCCTAGTCTATTTTGCAAATAATTATTTCTTCCAGTCGGATTTATAAGACCTCTTCCTCTCAAAGCCAATCTGGCATTAACAGTAGGTTTAAAAGCATTATAACCGCTCATTGTTCTTGAAAGACCAAAGCCTCCTGCAGCTAAAGCACCACCTGCTAATAAACCCATTGGGCCTAAACCCATAAGCATATTTGAAATTCCACCAAAAAGGCCTCCGCCCATTCCAGGAATTTTATTTACAATTCCACCTATTTTAGAGAATCTTCCTCTTCTACCGGAAACTATATTTTGTGTAGATTGTTGAAGTCCATTAATTTCTTTTTCAGTTTGATATATTTTCGATGTAGTTGCTAATAATTCTTTTTTAAGTTTAATACTTGCTTTTTCAGAAAGATTAGATTTATTTAATTCTTTAGTATATTTTTCAGATTGTTTTTTGAGATCATCCATTTGCCCAGTAAGAGCTTTGATTGCATCTTTAGCACCTGATTTAATAAATGATAATGTTTTGTCATCAAATAATTTTATGGAAGTCTTACGGCCTAAACCACTATCAATTGTTCTTGAAATATCATTAATTGATTTTTTAATTGAACTTACATCGGCGCCAATTTTGATTTCATTTCTTGCCATTCGTATCTTCCTTCTCTGGATCGAAGTCTAAATCAGTATCTAAAATGCTTAATTCTTTGCGTTTTTTATCGATTTCTTCCTTATTTTTCTTAACCATTTCATCCATCCAATCAAAATCGTTAGGATCAAATCCATTTAAAATCAGCTCAAAATCATCTCTAAGCCGTTTATTCTCTCTATATAGTATTGCATAATATTCAAGTAAGATTTCTTCATCTTTATACAACTTCCAGATAGGATCTTTCATCAAAAGTTTTCTTTTTTCGCATATATGGAATTTAGCTAATCTTACAAAATCATTGTAATTTATATCTTTTCTGTCAAAATCAAGTCCTGCCAGAAAATAACCCATATATTGAATTTTAAAAAGAGGATCAGAATTTTTAATCTTCTTTTGATTCTTCTGGTTTTCCAAAGACTTTTTCATTAAATTCATTCTCATATTCATTACATTCTAGATATAATTCAGTTACTACATTAGTATCGTATAGATCATATCCATAATCAGATTCTTGCCACCATTTTGGAAGAATGTGTTCAGATTCATCTTCTAATATAGTAAATCTTAAATATGCAAGCATATAATGAAGAATAGATGTAGTTTGATCTAATGTAAGACCTTCATTCATTCTAGCTTCTAATTTAGAAATATTACTTCTAGCACGAGTATTAGGAATTTTATAAGTAAATTTACCATTATATTCTTGATTTGTTATATTGCCAATTGTATTGATTTCAATTTCTTTGGTGAACGAAGGAAGTTCTTTTGGCAACTTAGATGTATCCATTTTATTCTCCTATCTTCTTCTAAATCTTGATTTTTACAGCAAAAACTGTTAAAATGATTATATCATAAGGAGTACATAAATGCTAGAATATCGGCTATTATTCAATGTAATACTTGCTTTTTATAGAATCTTTAACTTGTTTAATAATGATTTTTATTCTTACACAAAATTAGGTTAAAATAGTAAATAATGTATTTAAAAAGACCAAATCTACATTATAAAGTGCATCAAATTAAAATATGGTTTAGTGCATGGCAAGGAATACATGTTTATACAAATACTGGTTTTTATATAAAACCTAAACAAATAAACTTAAGTTGGGCAGTATATAATAAAAAAACTAATAAAATAGTAGGTGAGACATTTAATAGTAAATATAAGGCATATAAATATAAAAGAAAACTTGAAAAACAATGGAAAAAGAGAAAATTACAAATAAAATCAAAGAATTACAGTAGCAAAAGTCATTTGTATCAAGCGCAAAAAAATAAAGCATAAAAGGAATTAAATTATGAAAAAATTAAAAGTTGTTTTTATTAGCGATACACATGGTCAACATGAGGAGATTAATCTTCCTAAAGGAGATATATTTATTCATGGTGGAGATATATGCAAAATAGGTGACATTAAAGAAGTTATTGAATTCAATGAATGGTTGAAAACATTAGATTTTAAATATTTAATTATTGTTCCTGGAAACCATGATTCCCCTTTTCAAAATTATCCAAATAAATGTAATGAAATTTTAGATTCGGTAATTGTTGCAAGTGAAGGTTTAATTCAATTCCCTAATGGATTAAAAATTTCAGTTTATTCTTGGACCCCTGAATTTGGATTATGGTCGTTTATGCTTCCACGCGGATCCGATGAATTATATAATAAAGTACAAAAAATTCAAAAATGTGATATTTTAGTTTCTCATGGTCCTGCATATGGTGTTCTAGATAAAACAACTGAAAGAATTTCAGCCGGTTGTAAATTTCTTTTAAAAAAAGTGAAAGAACTTCAACCTAAATATTTATTATCTGGGCATATTCATGAAGCTAAAGGTGCAAGTAAAATCGACGATACATTATGTTTAAATGGTTCACAAGTAAATGAAAAATATCAATTAGTTAATGAACCTATTGTTTTTGAGATTGAGGTAGAATAATGAAAAAAGATGTTTGGGTCGTTTATTATGAAAATAATGGATTTGAAATTTTTTGTAATAGAAGAAAAATGCAAGAGAAACTTAAAAATTTAGATCTAGCAAGATTTGAATCTAATTGGATTACTAAATCAATATTTGAAGAAAAAATAAGTTTCAAAGATCAAAATGAATATGAACGAGAACTTAAAAGATTCCTTAAAAAAGGTTGGAATAGGAATATAGACCGACAAATTAAAGAATTATCTTTATTAAAAAATAAACTTAATGAAAATGAAATTCATCAAGTTAATGTAAGAAAAGAAATTGAAAGTATATTTAATTTTTAGAGTTTTTTAATCATTTGATCGAGCATTAATAAACATAAGTGAGGATAGTCGAGATTTTTGTCTAGCATCTCCCTTAGGATTAACCACTTGATGAGTTATTGATTTATAATATCCACAAGTAGCTTCTTGAAGCATATCACCGACATTAATTATAATAGTTCCACATTCTGTGGGTACTTCATACCAAGTATCTTCTTTAGTTAAAACTTGTAATCCTGATTCATTTGCTGCCGGTAAAAGAGTAATTAAATTTATATTTTCATGTGGAGCAGTTCGAATAACTTCTTCTTGTTCAGTTCCTGATAAAGGAGGATAATAAATAATTCTAAAAAGATTTTGCATTGTATTTTTAATCATTTTAGGAAGAGGTTTAAATAATTCATTTTTTATTTCATTAGGCATTACTTTTTGTAGAGCTATAAGTAATTCATTTCCAAGTAAAGTTAAATAATAAGTAAGTATTCTAGTTGGTTGATCTATACCAAATGGTATATCTTTATCACCATAAAGATGATAAAATTCTTTAAGATCAAAGACTAGACTATCTTTAGCTTTTTCAAAACCAAATCCAAAATATCCATTTTGTTCATTTTCTTTTCGTTTATAACGAATTTTTATGTCAGAATTGAAGAATATTTTCCATTCAGTATAAAAGTCTTCTAGAATCGGTTTTAAATTAATATCAGGTTTAATCAATGCGACCCCTGTATCCTTTAAGGAATCTGAAAATTTGTATTCAAATCCATCTTCTTTTATATCAATCAATTCTAAGTTCATATTATCCCTTAAATTACTACCAGCCTAAATAAGCTTTTAATAGTTTAACTGTAACTTCAACGTCAGATTTTGCATTATGCGGACCATCTTTATTAAATTTAATTCCCATTCTTTTAGCTATTTTGGATAAACTTCCTCCCACATTCTTAGGAATTTCTTCACTTAAAGAAAGAAATCTAGTTATAACTGAAGTGCACATTTTTCGATGTGAAATTAATTTAGTAAAATTAGAAAGTAATTGATTATTAATAAAATTCATATCGAATTCTATATTATGAGCAATGGGAATAAGTTTATTCCCTCCATTCATTTCAGTCATTCTTTCAATGAAAAATTTAAGTCTATTAGCAGCTTCTTTCTTTTCAATAGCAACTTCATCATGTTTTATAAGATTAATCTTATTAACAGCAAGAGCACTCGCTGTAACGATATATCCATTTTCTGAATCCTTTACTGCAAGTTCCAATTCATCAACTATATTGAGTTTATTATCTAAAGCAACAAAATAAGCAGTTAAAAGTGAATGCTTTTTAGGATCTAATCCGCCTGTTTCAGTATCAAATGCAATATATCGCGGATTTGGCATCATTACATAAATCTTTCTATAACTCCATCAATTAAAAAGTAGATTAATAATGCCCAATAAACAAAAACTAATGCTGTAATTGGGTAAATTATAATTTTAATTAAAATATCTTTCATTTTATAATTATACTAAATAATCTCATAATATAATTAGAAAGTCAATATAAAGTAGTCTCTCCTACCAGTCAAGCCTAGTATCGACGGCTTTCCCTTTAGAGTATCTAAAGGTGAGATTTGGTCACTTCACTCACATTGCGCGAATTTCTTATTTAAAGACCATATTAATTTACTCTACTCAGGACCACTCTCGATCAGTCATACAATTTGAAAGCATTCTCCCAGAATAATCTGGGGCTAGTATGTATCACTCACCTTTTCCAGGTGAATTTATAATATAACATATTGACAAAATTTTCTTTAAATGAGAGAATTATTTTCAATGGGAAATATTATAAATATTAAAAATAGAAAAAAACCAAAAAAGAATATGTTAAATCCATTTCGTGTTTTATTAGCTTTATTTTCTTTTTTATTAGTTTCAATTTGTTTAGCTCCATTTTTAATTTTATGTATTTGTACGCTTCCATTCATGCCTAAATTATATTGGAAACGATTACAACCTGCCATTTTGGATCTTAATACAGCTTTAATGGATACTATAAAAATGATCGAAAGCACAAGTAAATCTACATAAAGCTACTTTTCTGGAGGGATAATGAAATTATCTTATAAACAAATGTACAGAAGAACATTTAATGGAAAAATTCGTTTAACTTATCAAAAAATGAAAGGTAGAGTTAAAGGCAATAATGAAACTCGTGAAAGAACCAAAAAACTTTATGTAGGAAAATCAATTTGTTCTAAAGAAGATTTTATTAAATGGTCTAAAACTGATCCATGTTTTTTGAAACTTTTTAAAAGATGGAAAAAATCAGGTTTTAAATTAATAAATTCGCCTTCAATTGATCGTATCGATTCTTCTAAAGGTTATAAATTAAATAATATTCGATGGATATCTAATTCAGAAAATTGTTATTTAGGAGCTAAAAATCATCATACTTCTAAGTAAATGTCTACATTGAGAATTTCCTTTAATTTCATTAAATATTACTCATTATTCAAATGATAGATCAAGAAACCCTCTCAAACGCCTCAGAATCGATTATAACGGATTTTTAATCGAAGTTAATGTCTTTGGTTGCAGGAGGTCTTATTTTGCTCTTAGAAACGCTATTATTAGCTCAAAATGGATTAAAATAAAAAGACCACGGTTCAACTAAGGAACCGTGGTCGAGGAGGGAAGGATGAAATTGTAAAAACTTTTTATAGTCCGTGACCGATTTTACCTCTATAATTCCAAGTTCCTTGCCATACGCCTCTAGCGTTGACAGAACCTGACCCACCTTCGAATTTGACTCCAGTGATTTCATAAACCACTTTGTCATTTTCTCGATCATATACTTCTAATACGAGTTCAGCTTGGCTTAAAAGATCATCGATATTTCGAGGATCAAATCCGAATAACTGAGCTGCATTTTCATCAACTTTAAATAAATTGATTGTACCATTAACTTTATGTGCGACTTCTGCGAGTTCACCGACTTCCAATTGATCTAAAACATCAATATCTTGAAGTGTATTCTGATGATTAACTGTAAAATCAGACGCAAAGGCAATCTTTGTACCATTCAGTTTAATCGCTAATCTTGAGCCTGTTTTAGTTCTTGCCATATTATTCTCCTTAATTCCTCTTTAATATATTTTAACACTTTATTAGTTTTGAGTTAAAATTTGTTCTTTTACACTTGTAAAAATATCGGTTGAAGTCAAAAGACCAATATAACCACTATTATTAACAGCCATGGGTTGCCCTACATCTAATTGCATCCCTGTATGAACAGCATATTCTTTGCCATTTTGATCAGAAAAATATAATTGACTCAATTCCTGTCCTTCATATGTTAATTCACTACCAGCTGGAATAATATCTTGTCCAAAACCACAATGGCCGCCTGTTGCAGATTTACTAATTCTTTCAACAATTAATCTAATAGGTCTAGCAACTTTTATGATTGATTTACTCATTAAGCGATTTTGAAGTTCTTGTTCAAGATAAGGTTTCATCATATGAAAAACTTGTTGAGACTTTTCCATTTGCTCTTGTCGAGCTTGCATAATGTTTATCTGGTCTTTATTCATTACTTAATTGTATCAATATTACTTGATTATAATTTAATTATTGTGCTATAATATCAGTACAAGGCGGAAAATTATGAGTTGGAAAAAATATCTAGATCCAAAATTCAATGCTAAACCTGAAAATCTAAAGACCAGAGATAGAATAGTTTCAATATGTTCTGAGTGTGAATATCGAAGTGTTGTTATTCTAAATAATTTAAAAAAGCAAGTAAATAAGAAAGGTACTCACCTTTGTTTCTCATGTTCAGCACGGAAAGGCGCATTGAATTCAAAAGACAAATACGAGAAAACAATGCTTTCTAGATATGGCGTTAAAAATCCAATGCAATCCAATGTAATTAAAGCTAAAGCTAAAAAGACTAGTATCGAAAAATACGGGAAAGAAGGTTCAATAGGCGTTGCTAGGAAAGCTTTTAAAGATAAATATCAAACAGATAATCCATTTAGGCTTGAATCAGTTAAAGAAAAGATTATTAATACTACCAGAGATAAATACGGAGTAGACCACATAAATCAATTACCTAATAGAAAACTTAATCTAAGCAATAAGATGATTAAAAAGTACGGACATGGAAGTCCCCTGCGAGCTAAATTACTCAAGAGAAACGAATGCAAAAGTTACGATGACTTTTGTAATAAAGTAGCACAAAGAATTGAAACAACTGGCTTATTTGCAAATCATGCTGATATAGAAGCTCACTTCGGCACTGATGGTAGTACATTAATTAAAGCTCTTATACATATTGATAGAGATGATTTAGTTAGAACAAACACTAAATATTCTATTCCAGAAAAGCAAATAGTTGAATTAATTAGACAAAATTATACAGGGCAAATTATTGAAAATGATAGAAAGATTCTTAACGGTAAAGAACTTGATATTTACCTACCCGAACTAAATATAGCATTTGAATTTAACGGTCTTATATGGCATTCTGAACGTTTTATTGATGATAAAACAAAGCACGCTTGGAAGCATAAGGAATGTTTATCTCAAGGTATTAATCTATATACAATTTGGGAACATGAATGGTCACTTGCCAGAGACAGTCTATCTAAATTTATTGTAAAACTTATCACTCCAAAACAACGAATATATGCTCGTAAATGTAAGGTTATAGAAGATAAAGTTCTTTTAAGACAGTTCATAGAACTACATCACTTACAGGGCGGTGCTCCTAGTCATACCTATTTAGGGCTTAAATACAATAACGAAATTGTAATGGCGATATCTATTGGAAATCATCATAGAAAGGGCTCAGAATGCTCTGTATTGAATAGAGTTTGTTTTTCCGACTACAACATCGTTGGTGGTCTAGAAAAGCTCTTAAAACGGATTCCTGGCGATCTAATTACATGGTCTGATAACAGATATAGTCCATCCGGTAATATGTATAAGAATGCAGGATTTGAACTACAAGAAGAGCTTAAGCCTGATTATTTCTATTGTGATTCATCTGGAAATGCTTACTCAAAACAAAGCAAACGAAAATCGCTAACAGGTTGTCCTAAGAATGAAAAAGAATGGGAATGGTGTTGGAAGAATGGGCTTTACCGAATTTGGGATTGTGGTAAAAGAAGATGGGTCCGAAGGGGTTAACCAACGGACCCAAATACTTAATTATTATGCACTTTGTGAAATATCACCAAGTGTAAGGTCTATCAACACGAAGTCGAGTCCTTGAACCGGTTTAACTTCAATTTGAACTCTTGCAGTATTACCACTAATCGTGACTACAAAGGTATCTTCGCGAAATCCATTAGGAGCATCTAAAGAGCTAGTAATGATTTGACGACTAGGATCGTTCAATTGAAGCAATAATCCTCTAATAAATGTTTTAATAGAAGAAGCTTGACCATTTGAAATTTTATTACCAATGAATATAGCTTCTGTTTGTTGTCGAAGTGTTTTAGCTACAAAATCAGCAGCTTCAATTACAGAACCTCGATTAAACACAAAGTTTTCATCTGCTCCATATGTAGTATTATCTACAACAACACGAAATCCGCCAGTCGCAGGTTTTTCTAAGAAAGTAACACCGGCATCAATAGCATCATCAACATCAGTATTAGGATCAAAATTGCCAGCTGAAATTCCAGTATCAGGATCTACAGCATGTCCAATCCCAGATACATTGATAAATTTATAAGTTAAAGGTTCACCAACTTCAGAACCAAGTCTTGCTCCGGCTAATAGTGCAGCTAAAACATGCGGTTGTTTCCAACTCAAGTTGCCATCTACACCTTGCCAAAGGACATCTTGTCCAGCTAATTGGATTCGAAAAGCTGCCAATGTTTGAGCTTCTGCATACCAGTTAGATTTATCAGAATCTCTAAATCCTGCCATTCCTTGAGCTTCTTTTCGATTCTTTGTATTTCCACGAAGGATTAAATGCGAACTAAGAGCAGAAAGAACAGATGCAATCGTATAAGTTGAATTTGAATTTGTTACATTCAAATTAATATCGTCACTTGCATCTTGAGAAATACAAGGAACTGCAACTTCATAACTTTCGCTAAGAGATTTAGCCAATCCATTACTAAAGTCAGAATTAATAGATGCGCCTTTTGATCCACCAGTTAAACTTTCACTTGTTAGGTTAGCAGGAACGCCTTCATTTTGAGGAGAAGCTAAAGAAGCTTCAACTAATTCACTGTTTTCATTAATTAAATCGACAATTTCTTGTTGAAGTCTATAAAGATTACTTGCAGTAGGTTTAACATCAGTAATATCAACTTTATCAAGTTCAGTTGCGGATTTAACATGTCCAGTCTGAGTATTTAAAACTGTTGCTGTATAATTCGCTTGATTATTAATAAAATGAGCTAATGTTGCCATTGTAAAATCAGACAAAGTTAAGCTTAGATTACTAGAAGTATCTCCAGTACAAACAGTTGTAAGAACTTTTGTTGCAGAGATAGACAAAGAACAGGCTGAACCTGGACCAGTATATTGAACACTCAATTGAGCAATTGCATCATTTTCACCAAGTGATTCAGTTGTGTTATTTTGAGAAACTGTCATAGATTTTTGATTTGAACTAGAACCATTTGCAATTGTAACTGCGATTTGATTACCAGCTGAGCCCCAAGCTCGATCTTTAAGAATAATGATATCTTCAGAACTTCCATTTTGAAGAGTCAATGATGCTTGAGTTGTACTATTTGTTTTCCATACTAAAACTTCATCGGCGCCAGCAATATTAGGACTTAGACTAGGTGCTTGAACTGCGGCTTTAGCACAGTCAACCAACGGTCCAGAACCATATTTTGCTATTAAATCAGGAAGTTGTGATGCAGTGAAACTTTGAATTCCTTCAGCATCTCCAGGTGCTCCGAGAGTAGATTCTCCAATCAAAAAGATTGTTCCATTATCACCAAGTTGACGTCCCCTTGTATTATCAACTGTCGATTTGGAATATGAGCCAGGTTTACGAATTGATTGTCCACCAAAAGCTACTTTAATTGCCATATTTATTCTCCTTACCTTCTTTTAAAACTTAGAATAAGCTTTATCAAATTTTTCTTCACTTTCAATATTCGAGAGTCCTGATGCTTTCATATGCATTCTAATGGCTTCCCGAAGCCATGCCTTCTTACGTCCTAGTTTAACACCAAACCACGCATCAAATGGCATTTTATTGGATTCTTCTTTCTTTTTTGAATCTGATTTTGTTTCTAAAGAAGCCTGAATTGTAATTTCTTTATCAGCATTTTCACGAGCTTTCTTTTTCTTTCTTCCACTCATATATTATATTTTACCTTAATGATGAAATTTGCTTTAAATTGAAATTAATTATCGGTAACTTTTATAGTCTGATCTTCTAAATTTAGCTCTTCATTTGTAGCTATATCCTTTTCGACACGTAAATCCAAGTCAATAAGGTCAATAGGAGTAACTTTATCTGAAGTCCAAGTATTCTCAATACGACCACGAATTGTTAAATATCTTGTATAGACATAATCTGCCTGATATTCGGCATTTCTAGTAAAATCAGAGCCTTCATATGTGGGCAAAGTAAATCCTCGTCTAATGAGGTCTATTTTCCTACTTTCTAAGAAATATTTAATTAAAGTATACAAATACTTAGTCGTTAAAGCTTCTTTGGAATGAATTCCAATAATTATTGTTTCATGTTCAATATTAGCTCTAAGTTCGGTTTGAATCATATCAAATATTGTTTTAATTGATCCCGTTCCAATGGTCAAATCGGCTTGTTTTTGAATAATAACTTGTTTTGAGCCCAAATCATTATTAACTCCGCCTAAAATTTCAAATTCATTATTATTAGCATCCACAAGTATTTGATTTGCATGAACATTTGTTAAATCAACTGAGTCATCAATTAATACAATTCCAGAATAAGTATCATAATTTATAATTAAAACCGGATCGACTATAATTTGGGCATTTAATTCAGCAGCCGTCATATCTCTTTCTTGATCGGCGGCAAAATCATCCAATACATCATGTCTTTCAAATTCCTGAGCAGAAAGAAGTTGAATTGAAATACAAGGGACTTTAGATTCTGCTGCTGGAAATAAATGAATAATTGGAAGAGATTTGGCTACTAAATTTTTTATTTTAGTTATTTCAGTTGTTCCATATTTAGGAGATACTGGCAAGCTTAAAAGTTGGTCAAAAACGTCATCTACAATAGTTAAATCATTTCGGACATTTGCAAGACCTTCTCTAATACTACTTTCGATGACAAGTTCAGATAGAATCCAAGCCATATTATTATTCTCCTTTCCATTGTATCTTATTTATATTTTACTTCATTAATGAGTTTAGAATGATATTTATCTGTTCTTCTACATATTTCTCGGTTTTATCAAATGCATGTAAACCAGCAAAACCTTTATTCATCCAAGCTTCAGCAGGAGAAAGATCGGATATAGTTTTAAAAGTTAAATAAACTGAACTAGTTGTTTGTTTTCCTGTCTTTTGATTCACATATGTTTTTTGATATTTAGTTATATTTTCGGCATATTTAATACCAGTACCTCGAATAGATGCAGCTTTCCCTTGTATAGGTTTATTAAATTCATCTTTAAAAATACTTGTAAATTTTTGTTCTTTTCCTTTTTTATTTACTGTTGTAAGTTTTTTAATCAATGCGCCTAAATCACCTGCATTTCCGACTTTTGAAAAAGGCTGTTGTTCAAATGGAACATGGGCATATCTTTGTCCTTTTTTACCCTTTTGAACCCAAGGTTGACCTGCTCTAGAACCAGCTTGTACAGTCTTTGTTGATCCTAGTAATTTTTCTTTCATTGAATAAGGGCTCCAGCCATCTTCGATAGAATTTGGAAAAACTCCATCCAATGAAATTACATATTGATTTTTTCTTACTGTTGCGAATTTAAGACCTTTAAGATAATCGAGTCTCGTTTTCTTTAGTTTACTTTGAGCTATTGAAACTATATTGGCATATGCAGCATCTGCAATTCCTTTAACAGCTGATTCAATCTCAGCAATTGTAGAATCAGCGGCTTTGCCTAATTTAGTTTTTAATTCATCATAATTAATATCTATGATGAATTCTCCATTTTTTGCCATGATTTATTTTATCATGTCTATTTAAAGAATAGATTATCAATCTCAATATCATTTAATTATAAATAAGATATTGATATTTATAGCTTCTCATGGCATTGATATTCTGTCAAGGCATTAATTGACAAAGACTTATTTATCTGAAACAATTGAATTGTGACCAATTAAGGAGGATTAAATGAGTTATATGAAAAGATACAAAGAAATGCTTGAACATGGAGAAATTCCTAAAAAGCATCTATTAGAATCAGGCGGAAGAATAGCATTTAAAGGCGCCGGATATCCAGTAAATTCAATGTTCTCAAATGTTGATATTGAAATTAAAAACAATAAAAATTACCCTATTTGTTTGGAATTAACTGAAACTGGTATCAAAGTAACGCTCATGAGAAAAAATTAATGAAAATAATTATATTATTAATTGTAAGTTTACTTTTAGTCGGTTGTACCGTCAAAGATCGGCAACTTCGTTTAATTTATATAGAAAATCCCAATAAAACTCATTTCTATAATTTCAAAGGAAAAGAATGTATTTTATCTGGGGAAGATATAGACCCACAAGTTTATAAAAATTCTAATTTTCCTAAAGAAATTAAAATTCTCGAAACTTATAAAAATTGTGATTTTCATAGAGTAAGAATAATGAAAGAACGAGAACAACTTTATTGGGGAATTGATTATAAAGAAATTGAACGAGAAAGAAATGAAAGAAAATAAATGAATATTTTGTCCATTTAATCGAAAAAATGGACAAAATGTTATTTAATCGGGATTTTCTTCAATGGCCTAAGCCACAGCATGCCCTGCTGCTGAAACGTTGATTATGCCCGTTTTTGGTGGCATTATAAATGCTGGTGTATTGACTCTAATTATTAGCTAGTAACTGGATCATAGATTTGATCTTCACTTAGAGCATCGCCTGTTCCTAGATCTTTACGCTCAACTAAATAATCCTTTTGAAGAATCCATTGCTCAGGAAGTTTAACCATTTCGATTCCTTCTGAAGTTTGAAGTTGAGTATATCTTTCTACATGCTGAGATTTAATTGCTCTAAATTGTTTTTTCATTTGATAATGTATAGAATAAATAACATGTTCGGAAGGGCCTTTTCCAATCTTCCATTTAATATTGCCATTTTGATCTAGATTGAAATCATTATCTTGATAATATCTTGTACCATCTCCAGTAACTACAACATTTATACATGAAGCTCTATATTTAAGCTTATCCGTTTGACCAGATTGTCTTTGAATTCTTTGAAAATAAACATCATCAAAATCACATAATTCAATAAGTGTCATATATTGAAGTTCTATACCTCTAGCAAATGTTGCATAAATTATATCAGTACCATGAATACCTTCAGGAAGTTCAGGGTTTTCATTACTTTGAGTATTTAGAAATGCTAATGTAACAATTGGATCTAGATCTATGAATTGAGAACCTGAACAAAGCGGGCATTCTATATCATGTTCTGAACCATCTATCGATTTTACATTGGGACAAAACATACTTCTATAGACATTGACTCTTACACCTTTTTGTTGCAAAAGTCTATCAAAGTCTTGAACGCGTAAATTTACACGACCAGTATTATTGAAATTAGAAGCAGGCAGAACTTTATTTGTTCGTGGCTTCCAACTTGGTGGAGTACTACGTTTCTTTGCCACGAGAAACTCCTTTATTCAGAATCTTCTTTGGATTCTCCAAGAATTTTAGCAGCTTCATCGGATGTCAAATTTAAAGATTTAAATAGATCTTCATCTTTAAAGCTATTAACTTTAAATGCTCCACTTGATTTAGTGAATGCAATTCTTGCTTTGTTAATAATTTCATCTTGAGATTGATCTAATCCTTTTTCGATAATATCATTCAAATCAGTTTTATTAGCTTCACCTTCGGATTTAGCAAGTTTCTCATCTTGAGATTCTACATTAAGATAATCACCTTTTTCAAGACGTTCAGTTTTAATTTGTTCAGCCTTTTCTATGGTATCAACTACATTGTAATGCGCATTGCGACCTCGTTTGGCAGAAGAACCAAGAGCATCGGAATTCCAATCATTCCATTGAACGGATTTTTCCATTTTCTTCATTGAATTAACAGCTACAGTAGCCGGTTTAGGATCGATGTCTTTCTTAGATTTGTCTTCTTCTTTTTTCATTTTTTTCGTCTTCTTAGGATCATTTACAGGATCATCCGCATTACTAGCAGGCTTAGGATCGATGTCTTTCTTGGATTCATCCATTTTCTTCATCTTCTTATCTTCATCCATTTTCTTGTCTTCATCAATCATCTCGGATTCACCCATTTTCATCATTTTCTTTTTTGCTAGCATAGCGCCACACTTTTTACACATTTTTGCATAACCAGCTTTTTCAATTTTTTCTTGAAGTTCTTCAGAAGTAAGACCTTTTTCGAAAGCTCGATTAACTAGTTTTTCAATTCCTTCTTCACTTGCGAATAGTTCATCCATTGATTTTCTCATTGTTTGTTTCTCCAAATCTTGTTGTGGTTTAGGGTCTGTAATTTCCTGTCCTTCAAATCCTTCAGGACTATTATCACCTTGATGACGAACAGTACTATCTTTTTCCTTCATTATTTCTTCATCGTTTCGGTCACCCAATTCATATTGATTACCGCGTTTAACATCTTTTTGTGGAAGATCTTTAACATTTTTAGGTTCTGGAACTTCAATATTACCATCATATGTAGATGCTTTATTTAATTCTTCTGATTTCTTCATATGTTTTCCTTCAGCAGCAGCATGTTGAAATGCTTGTTTTCCATATTTTTTACGACCAATAGCAGCGGCTACAGCTTTAGGGTTGCTGACGCCTTTTCTATTTTTAAGTTTACCGACTAACTTATTAAATCCAACATAACCTTTTTCCATTTCATCTGACCATTTTTCAGGAAGATGCTGATAAAGATCTTTGTGATTTTCAGCTTCTTTATCGGCAGCTTCCATTTCACCCTTTTTAAGTGAAGCTGCACAAATAGCATAAGGATTAACTTTTTTACCTTGTTTAGCTTCAACTTCTTCTTTACAGCGTTTATATTTCGCTTCATCTACACCTTTAGGTGCTGCCTTTTCAAGAATCTTACCAATTAATCTTTGTTGGTTGGATGTCATTTGAGAAACAGCTTTTTTAAACTCTTCTTTGCCCAATTCTTCTGCTTTAGCTAAAATCTCAGCAATCATGTTATTTACAGATTTATTCATTTTTGTTTCCTTTTTTTGAGATTCTTCTTTCTTTTTATGTTTAATAGCACTCTCAGGAAGTGTAATCTTTGGCTTGCTTTCATCTGGATTATCTAACTTATATGGCGCACTACGATCATTTCCATCTTCAGATTCGTCATCTAAAGTTTTCTTCATAGCTTTTTCAAGTTTCTCAGCCATTTCATCCATTTCGCTATCAATTTGTTCTCTGATATCCATTGCTTAATTATACCGCAAGTTATAGATTATCTTAATTTTAACCATTTAAACTGCAAAAGATATACCACAACTGCACTTCTTTGATGCTAATTTGTTCTTATAAACAAATCTAGCAGTGTTAAGACCATCTTGATAATCCAAAGTAGTTTCTTTTAAAAACATCTCTGATTTAGGATCCATTATTACTTTTATATCATTTAAAGACATTTCAATATCATATTTACTTTTGTCTTTTTGGAAATCTAATTTATAAGTAAATCCAGAACAACCACCGGTTTTAATACTAATTCTAAGATAAAGCGCATCTGATTCCTTATTCATAAGTTCTTTTATTTTATTAGCAGCGCTTTCAGTAAGTTTCATTAGGTTCGATTCTTCCGGCCTGGTTTAAATTCGGGTGGATTAATCCTATATTTTTCTGCCAATTTAACGGCTTCTAATATAACTTTCTTAGCAAAATCATGTGCTTTAGTATTGTCATTTAAACGTCTTTTATCGTGAGAATAATCTTCGTACCATTTAGAACTAGCAGATGCATAATATTCTTTTGAATGAAAAATGCCATAATCATCAAAACTACTTTTCATCATTTCCGCTACATTTTTAATATAATTGTAATTTCCATATGGATTATTTTGATCTTTACTGGAAATAAAATAAGCAGCCACTCTGCCGAACATCCTTTGAGCATATTCGATATTTCCATCTTTGGAAAGTTCAATCATTTTTGTTCTAAATTCAGCATTTTTTATATTGAATTCAGTTCTCCAAAATCCACCGTCCAAAGATATCATTCTATCCATCATTATTTTTACTCTAGAACTAGGCATACTTTGATTAACTCCAGTAGACAATAATATTACATCTGATATAAGAAATTTTGGATAAAGATCTTTCATTGGATCTAATGGAAAACAATCACAAGATGCTCCACATAAAGCAGATGCAGTCGATACACAACCATTACATGGCGATATATTGTACTCTCTAAGATTAATTCGTTCAATATTAATATCCTCATTATCTTCGATTGCTTCTAAACCTTTTTCTAATAAAAGTTGAGAATTACTAAGTTCATGTGCACAAGTTATATCACTATTACTACGTGGGCTTCCGTGAATCACTAAAACTTCTAATTTTCGATTTTTAAGCTTATGATAATCCATAGCTCGTTTCCAAATGGCCTGATTTTTCATATATTGTTCAGGTGCAATTTTTCCTAGTGCTTCATTTTGCCACCATTCACCGTAAAACTGCTCGATAATATCAGATACTTTTCTATCATCTTTAAATTTTTTAAATGCATCGATGACTTTTGTTGAATTTAAATCTTTAGGTTTTTTTGACATAAGTTTCATCCATACTTTTAGGTGATCTAATTTGACTTCCTGATTTTTCTTCTAAAGGTATTGATTGGCCATGCAGATATTCTTCTTCTGAGTTTATAAATCCTTCTTTAGGAATATTATACGTTCTTCCTAAATTATTTCCAATTGCAGTAAATAGATCTTTTCTAAGAGCTTCTGCCTTGGCTAATTTCTTTTTTTCTATCGACTCTTCTTTCTTGGCTTCCGTGCATTTTTGCATTTCTTCTTTCTTGGGCTTTTTTTCAGAAGTTTCTTTACTTTCTTTTTCAGATTTTGAAGAAGCTTTTTCATTTTCTTTTTTAGTTTCTTTAACATTTTCTTTAGTAGTTTCATTGATTTTCTCCTTTTTAAAATTATCTTCATTAGACTTTTTTTCATGATTATTTTCAGGAACTTTTTGCCAATGATTATTAGCTAATTTTTGATATTTAATTCCACCCCATTCTCTCATAGTACCAATGGACAATTCTTTAACTTTTTGTAGAGTTTCATCTGATAATGCTTCTAAAGCCTTATGGAAATGAATATGGATTTCATTAAGACCTCGATCTTGAAGGGCATCTAAAATTTCAGATAATTCTTCTCTTTGCATTGATTCATGCTGTTCTACAAGATCTTCAACTTGTTCAAATTCCTGGGCATCTGCATCTTGTTCAGCAGGAGTTCCTTCTTGTCCTTCCCATTCAGCTTCATGATCTTCAACCATATCTTCAACTTGTTCACCTAATTCGGCATCAGCTTGAGAATCATTTTCTTCATTCACAATTTGCGAATCTTGAGCAATATCATTAATATAGCCGCGCGCTTTCAATGTTTGGACAATTCCAGGAATATGCATTTTTTCAATATTAAATGCTCGATCTTCTGAACCTAAATCATCATTAATTGCCCTTTTAACACTACCGGAATAAATACCATCGGAATCTCTAGAAAGAGTTAAAGTATAACCATTTTCTAATGTCATTTGACGTGGAGCATCTCCATAATTCATTCCATCAAGCATTAAATGAAGTTGACTGAGCATAGGATGATTTTTAGCAGCTAATTCATCAATAGAAAAATCATTTGAATCTAAACTAATTCCTTGATTTTCTTCATTTATTGAAAGTGCTTTACCTAAGGATCTACGAGATTTATTTGTCATAATTCCATTCATTGCAGTTCTATGACGAATCTTATCCATAGGTTCAGGTAATGGTTGAGAAGTGGAATACCAGCCCCAAGCTGAAATTTCTTTATCAGGATCAGCTAATACTGTAAATTCAGTATTTTGAGAAAGTCTCAATAAAAAACAAAACACAGGTTTATTACCTTTTCCAGTAAGTGTAGACAATTCAATAAGTTGTTCAGGTTTAGCAACAATCCCAGTTTCTTCTGACATTTCTCTAAGAGCAGCTTCTTTAGGAGTTTCACCTTCATTAGATCTTCCGCCTGGACCTGTCCAAATTCCATCTTCTCTACGGCATCCTAGCAGGATTTTAGATCCATCAAATGAAAGCACAGCACAATTTACAAAATAAGTACCATCAGCTTTGTTAAGTCTTCGTTTTAATTCTCTTTTATAACCTTCTAATTCTTTAGCTTGAATAGCGAGTTCTTTTTTATCATCTTTTCTAGTAGTAGTATGCATCCTATGTATTAATCTTTCATGTTCTTTAACCATTTCTTTTAATTGTTCAGTTGTTAATTTAGATGCTTCAGACGCTTTAGATAGGATTCTAACGGGCTTTTCTTGCTCAAGGGTACCCTTACCCCTAAGAAGACGATTTAAACGCGCCTGAGAGGAATCTTGGAGCCCTTCGATAATAGATTGTAGAATTTCGTCATTATTATTCATTTTATAGCCTTAAATTATGTTAAGCCGTTCTCCTTGATAAAACTGGCGTAGTGACTTTAAAATACCAGGATTTCTAGGATCTCCAAACAAAATAGATTGATATTCTTTTACTTTAGCAGAATAACCATGATTTTCAGCAGATGAAGTAGTTTGAATACTTTGAGATAAACCATCTAAACTTAAACTAGAACCTGCAATACCTGCTCCTAAGATCAAATCTCCTGCGATATTTAAAGCCATAATTCCTGCTATTAAACCAATTGCAGTATTAATCAAAACTGGAATTTTTCCACCTTCAAACCCTGCCGTATATTCAATTCCCCACAATTGAGGGACCATTGAATGTCGTCTAAATAACTCGGGAAAAAATGATCCACCCGCATCAATTTGGAGATTTGCAGGAAATCTATTATTTGGAATTAATCTAATTAATCCGTCATGTTGTCTTAATCGATACCATTCAGGCGGAATATCTAAAACATTCACAGGCACAATCTCACCTGTATCTGGATTCTTTTCGGCTAAATATTCGACTCGAATTGATTCGACACTAATAACTGGATAATTGTTTAATTGAAAATAACCCCATTCCCAATAATCATTAGCAAAATAATCCTTTTCTTCTCGAATTTTTCTAGGACTAATAGGAATATCTAAATCATGCTCAAGCATTGAAACTGCAGTATTAATATATTCTTGAAGCGTAGAATCTGGCATTGAATTACCAGCATTATCAATGATATTTACACCAAAAAGCCATTTTGCCTTTAATTTATCAACAGTAATTAAAGACTCTAAACGTTTTGTAATATTATTACAACTTACAATTCCATCATTTTCTGTCATATTAAGCCTCAAACCACATTTTTGCATAGCCATCTTTATCGCGGCTTTTATTATAAAAAATGAACTTTTTATTATTTTTCAAATTGAAATAAATATATAATTCATTCATTACAACTAATACATTTGAATCAGTCAATAATCTCGAATCAGTACATTCACTATTTAATCTATCAACAATTGACACAAATTGTTGTTCATCTTTATTCATATTATCTTTAAATGTAAATTTTAATGACATTAACACTCCACGCTAAGCTTAGACAAGGCATTAACAATTAGTCCTTTTTCAATTACGCTTCCATTTCCATTAGGATCTAATTCAAAACGGATATTTCCACCTATTAAATCAGTAGTATCAGCACTTGTCAATGTAACATTCCACATCGATCTATCATCGGCATCTATAATTGCCATTGTTTTTTCTAATTCAGTTCCATCAGTCTTTTGCATATAAATCTTTAAAATTGAAGTAACAGGTGGAATATAACGAAGATTTTTTTGCACATTATATAATTTAAGTGCTAAAACTATTTGAGTTCCTGGAACAAATTCTAAACTTTGAATTTCAAAAAAAGTATTTAATTCAGCATCAGAATTCAGTAAATGGGCAGCAAACATATAAATCTCCTATTTTTAAATTATATCACTTGAAGAGATAAGTGCTTAAATGATGATTTTAAAAAATTGAATAATTCGAATAATTGCATAAATTGCTCCAGATATAATACCTAATGCAGTTAATAACCACATTGTACCTTTTATCCATTTTCTGGGAGCTTTAAGTTTTTCAATTTCTTCTTTAAGTTCATTTCGTTCGTTTTCCATTTTTTCACTAAATTCTTTAAGATTTTGTGTATTATATTCATGAATTTGGTCAATACCTTCAATATGTTCATCTAACAGCTTATTCTGTTGTTTATCTTCTTCTTTCATGAATTCAATGTCTTTACGAATTAAAGCTTGATTAATTGAAAAATTAGAGACTTTTTCATTCAAAGAATCGATTTTTTCATTACATTCTGATCGAAAGTCTTTTAATTCATTAATTAATTCTTTTAAAACTTCATTATCCATTTAAACTCCTATTTATTATTAATAGTAATAGTATATCATGCTCTAAATAGCTATTTTCTTGACAATATTTGAATAATTGAATAAAATTAAAGTATGGAAATTAAAGATTTTTTAAAACCTGGATTTTTTGCTGCATTTCGTAAATTAGCTCAACAAGATCTTCCTATAAAAAAAACTTGGGAACTTAAAACTCTGATGGCTCAAGTTGATGAAGAATTTAAGAAGTTCCAAGAACTCAATTTTGAATTAAGAAAAAAGTATATTGAAAAACTTAAGAATAAAAAGCCTAAGCTCAAAATTAAGAAAAATGGGAAATTAGATTTCGATATAGAAAAAGATGAAGAATATTTAAAAGAATTTGAGCAACTTCTACAAATTAAAATTGATGTAAAAAAGATTGAAATTAAAGTTGATGATATTGGTGAAGGTAAAATGAGTTTTGCTGATTTAGAAAATCTTAAATCTCTTGTAAATTTCTTGTAAAATTTAATATTTGATTAGAAATACAATAAATCAATTCAGCAGCTTTAAGTTTATTTTTAGCCGAATTTAATTCTGTCTGTAGCTGTTCAACCTTAGATTTAAGGCTGGGATTAGGCTTCGGGGATTCGACACACCCAGATAATATGAATGCAAGGCTAAATATCAGTAAGTTTTTCATAGATATCCCTTGGAGTTACTGTATCCATACGACCTTTAAATTCTTTTTTCAATGATGGAACCATTCTGGCCACTATTTCAGAACATACATAGCTGGCCTTGCCATCGCCCAATGGGTTTTTTACACGTTTGCCTAGTCTTCTCATAACTACAACATATGCTAATCCCAATACCTGAATAACCCCATATGGTTTCTCAGTATTGTCAATAGCAAATTGTAAGGCTCTTTTGTATGCTGCGTCCGATACTTGGATTTTAAACTCTCTAATTACATGTACTTGGGTATGGAATAATTTTCCACCTGCGAAATGCACACATAGTCCAGCAGCTTCATATACAAGGTCTCTATTCAAATATTTGCTGCTAAACTCTATATATACGTGGGAGTATGGAGTTCCTTCAAATAATCGGATTAGCCAACTAAATATAGGGAAAGGTTTAGCTTTATAAGTTGGTTTTGAGAAACCTATTTTTACTATTTTCATATTTATCCTACAATCTCGTGAAATGTCACGTTAATTCCTATGTTTCTATCTAAATTACTATTGTTAGTATACGTAAATTTTACCTTCATATCCTGAATAAGATCGGCATCATAATTTGACTCATCTTCATAAAAATTGTCAGGCATAACTACAGAAAATCCAAATTGATTTAGCATATGATCAGTGATTCCGCTAATAGTTCCTGCAGATGTGTCGTAGATCTTAAAATCGACCATATCTCCGGCGCTGCAGTTAACTATTTCCGCCTTATTAATTTTACATGAGGCATAGGGAACTGTCATAGAAATGACAGCACTTGAATTAGCAGGTATTACTTGCGCAATACCATGTTTGCGCCTAAATAACCGTTTTCCATTGGATAATATTTTTGATGCAAAAGGTTGCTGCTCAGAATTATTAGATATAATATTAACATCCGAGGATAGATTTTTTAGCGCGTTTACCTGGTCAGAATAATCTGTATATTCTACGCCATTTCTTTCAATCTTTATATCACCATTTGTTATAGAAACTAGTACGTCTTGGCTATTGGCCCACTTAAATTCTTTATCTGGAGAAATATTTACATTTCCACTCGCCGGTATACTTTCAGTTATGTCTCCAAAAACCAATATTCCATCTGTTTGATTGTTGATTTTGAGCATTAAATTTCCTCCAATGTAAGTGTAGCAACAACTTCCCGTATAGTCACGGCATTTGCATTCCCAGTTATTGAATTAAATTTCAAGGCAACAAGTGTATTTTCTGGGACACTTATATTTAATATTTTAGATCCTTTATAATCTGTATCTACAAAAGAATTAAAAAAGTTACCTACTGTAAATGTAGAAGTATCAATAGGCACGTCTATATCCGACAGTTTAGTGCCCTGTCCTTGAAATCCAACGCTCCAAAGTTCAAATCTTATCGTAACTGTGGACGCAGGTGTGCCAGTGGATTGCGCAATACCTTTTATAGCGAAATTAGCTTTAATTATAGTTCCACTGAATGTTGTCAATATAGGACCAGATTGTTTAAATTGAAATCCATTCGATTGGCTTCCAGACCTAGGATTGTCGTCATCATCCCTATAAGACACTAAATACTGGTCAAAATTTAGTTCACCCAGTTTCATATATTGTAAATACTGCCTATATTTAACTGTGTTCTGGGCAGCCTCTATTAAAACTTCTCCAGATCCATTATCTGTGGCAGTTAAATTTTGGTCAAAATTTAATGTTGTAAAGGGACCTCCAGAAATTAATGTACCGCTATCTTTTATAATTACAGATGAGCCCTGGCCAGGAATACCTTGATCCCCCTTGTCACCTTTATCTCCCTTTTTTCCAGCCAATTTAATAATTGTTATACTAGATTGCCCAGGTATAGTTTTCTGTGTATTACCACCAGATTGTCTACGCGCTTGAAGTTTAATAACATCATTGGCATCTAGATCTAAGATAAATGATCTTGAAGAGTTACCGCCACCTTGATTTTTATTTCTATTATATATTTCAGAGCCTGAAAATTTAATATCTAATCCATTTAATACTAATTTGGCTTCAGTTTGGCTTCTCAAGTTAGCATTTGTAGTCTGAATGCCCGCATTATATATTACTAAATATCTGTTTGCCTGTGTAACCGTAATTTCTGGACTATTCGACACGTGTAAATATATAGGATTACTTGATCTTTCAACCTCCATTGATATATCTTGCCAAGATGTAGTCATTGTCACCGCACTTGTGTTAATAACTTCTATTGCTTCTAGTTTTGATATGTCTCCACCGGCTTCTTCTATTGCTGCTTGGACATCATCCGCAGTGAATCCATTAGCGGAGTTATCAAAAGGGATTGATTCAGCTACTGGAGTTTTATTTATTTTACTCCCGTTTGATGACACTATGCCCACTCCTGAATAATTACATCTGTAGAGTTATTATTAGCGCACCTGAGATATATCCCGACGGAATAGCCTGCTGAAATTGTAACAGTTTGTTTTCTTCGTAAGGGTTCTCCATCTGTAGCATTGGATGAGCTAAATCCACTAGGACCAAAATATACGGTTTTATTACCTACATTTGTAATTGTTATAGTTTCCCTTCCTTCTAAGGGATTTGTGCCCACTTTTGCTAAAGTTTCATAGGCATTACCTATTGTTACTCTAGCTGACACATACGCGTCATTTAAAACATCATCAAATTCCCCGCCGTTAGAAAATCCCATTATTTACCTGTCTTTGTTTTAGATGATTTTTTAGATGGCTCTTTTTTCACGGGGGATTTTGCAGACATAAGTTCTTGATTTACTTCAGATTGTTCCACCATTTTTTCCATTTTTGGAATAATAGATGTTTGAAGCATTGTCATAGAAGTAGCGATGGGTAAAATTTCATCTCCTTTTACGTCAAACTTAGCCATATTTAAAATATTTAAGATATTTTTAAGGTATTTTAATTCTCTATCTGTAAACATTATTTCTCCTAACTTAAAAATAAAAGGGGGGAGTCTTTTAACTCCCCCCTATTATAACTGAATTGTCTATCTAAGTCAATAGATTATGCTAATTCAATTACTCTAATGTTTGACGATCCATTAGCAGTTACACCAAAGATACCAACTGCAGGTCCTAATTCTAATTCAAGAACAGAGCCTCTATTTAATCGCAATCCACCAGTTGCAGCAGTTGTATCTGCTGTAACATCAGATTTACCGATAAATACTGGTCTATTGCCATCATTTTGAATCATGATTTTCTTTCTTGAAGATAATGGAGAAGCATCAATTTGTGCAGCTGTAGTTGATATAGCAACAACTTTATTCTCAAGTGCTGTATTTGGTATAGTAGCCCCAGCATTTGAATCTACAACGCGTAAAGCGCCACTAGAATCAATGCTAAAAGGGATATAATCACCATCAGCAGCAAGAGCAGTTCCTGCATCATTTCTAACTGCCAAGGCCATAATACCGTGATCTCCTGAAGCATGGACAGAATCCTCTGCTTTATCAAGAGCTCCAATACTTGTGTCGATACTAGATGTATCGGCTAAAATAGAATTCAATGTTGTATCCATTGTGACCAATTCAGCTAGTGTATCTGCATCTTTAACCCATAATTCACCACTTGCATTAACAAATAAAGAAGCAAAATCGCCATCTGCACTTGTATTAGCATTAGTCGGCCTAGAATCGGCTCGAACTGCTAAAATATAAGTACCAATATCACCATCTGCACTAGCTGAATCTTCAGCTTTATCTGAACCAGTTGATACTGAAACTTCTGCATCAACACGTAATCGACCATTAGCATCAACTTGAAGAAAAGACCAATCACCATCACTACCAGCTAGTGCAGTAACCGAATCTTTACGAACAGCCAACATACTAAGACCACGATCATTTGAAACAAATGCCGTATCATTTTCTTTATCTAAAATTGCTTTATCGCCACCGATTAAATAAGATGCAATTGAATCATAATCATTATCAATATTTGCAATATCAGTAGGATCAAAAAATAATTGTCCTTTAAAACTCATTTAACACTCCTTAAATCCAATAAAGGATTTCTATAATTGCGGGTTTGCTTAATTCAAAATATAGCACTAACCCATTAGATATATTAACATTTTTTTCTTCATAGTGTTTACCATATCTTACTGAAATATAATTAGAATTCGTTTCACCTGAGTTATATGCTATTTGCATTTTAGTAGGACTTCTAGGCATTAATGCAAATCTTTTAGTTCCTATAGGAAAATTATAAGATTCTTCAGTATTTGCTGTAGTAACTACTACATTATCTATAGTTGGCGTTTTAACGTCAGAATTATTCGAAACTACATTAATTGAACCATCTGGATTAATTGCTAAAAGATCGGTTCCATCTCCAATTCTGGTTGCATCGTAATCACTTCCAATATCAGATAAATGAACATCTAATTGGGCATTTAATGATTCTATGTTGATACTTCCATCACTTAATTGAACTGGAAAAGGATTATTTGATAAGTAAGGATCGCCATATTCATCGACTAAATAAACTCTTTTAGCAACTACAGGTTCTTCTTCATAAACAGCCCTTTCATGTTCAGTTAAAGGAATGGGTGGTCTTCTTTGAATGGTGGCTTCAATAGTTGCTATATCAGCCGTTAAATAAGCAGAAATGTCTTTAGAATCATTTATTTTTCCATTAACATCACTTACCCTTAACTGAGTTTCAGAAACGACTTCTTGAACTTGTACTTGGATTTGTTGTTCAGTATTGGAATAAAGATTTAAAATTTGTTTGACTCTAATATCACGAGTAGTGACTAAAGTTATAATTCCACTTGTAGTTCCATTAGCAGTAAGATTTCTAGGTGCAATAGAACGCCATCTTTTTTCGAAAGCCATGCCTTTTCCAATCCTTAAAACTCAAGACCATTCCTGAGAGTATGGTTCTATTCTAGCATTTAACTAAATTTGGGCTTAAATATCGTCCCAGTCAATATCATGACTAAGGCGTTTTGATTTGGATTTCTTTTCAGGTTCTTTACCCGTTAATTCGGATTTTTTCTTTTCTAAGGCTTCTATTTCCTTTTCAAGATCTTTCTTTTCACCTTTAAGTTCTTTGTACTCGTCTCTTAGACGTGTAATATCCTTTTGCTGCCAAAGGGCGGCTTCCATGCGATTTCCAGCATTTTGTAATTCTTCAATGATTCCAGGTAAATAAGAATAATTCCTAGTTTCATGACATTTACGAGCTTCTTCTAGGATCTCACAAATAGTTCTATATGCAATGATATACTCTAATTATTGAATTAATTCAATTCTACTTGGATTTGTACTTGCTTTTATAAATTTTGCTGGTGTAGCAATTTCATATGTTCCAGAACTTGATAAGCTAATAGCAAAAAATGGATCTGCAGTTGAAGTACTTACAGTTTCTGAATTTAATGCATCAGAATTATCGGAAAATGCAAAGACGGTTGCTGCTGCAATAGTAACTCTTAAAACATTTCCAGTGCCGACTTTTTGAACATTAGTAATATCATTTGAATATAATTTACCGACAGAAAGAACACTAGATACTTTTTGACATCCACTATCATCCAAATGTTGTTGTTGTATAACCCTATTAGGACCTGTTCTGTTTGTCATATGTTTCTCCAAAATTTTTATTTTTAGTTGCTTTATGAACTTCTCTTAAAAAATACTTGTTTAAATCTCTATATTTCTTATAATCAGAGTTCAAAAAAGCTCTTTCTAAATCCTTGGCAATACCACGAGGATCTTCAAATCTTAACACGCCTTTATAACGCTCATTTAAAGAATCTAGATCAGTAGTATAACCTAAATATCTCAAATCATTCATCGTCAAATAAGCTGCGAGATCGACAGAATCTGTCTCAAATATTTTATTATTGATCTTCATCCTTATCTTCTTCCTTCTTTTTACGTGGTCTGCCTCGTTTCTTTTCAGATCTAGGCGCTTCTTCTTTAGGTTCCTCCTTTTTAGGTTCTTCGGCTTTAGGTTCTTCTTTAGCTTCAGCTTTAGAGGTTTCTTTCAATCGTCGTGCACCATTTGGAAGATTATTTGGATCAGCTTCCCAACCTTCAGACATATCTTCAGGCTTGAGATTTTTGAATTCAAGTTCAAATTTTCCGCATTTACTTTTAATCCATGCCATATCTAATTTCCTTTCTAATTCGATTATAACAGGTTAAGACTTGTTTCTTTCATTTTCATCTTTCTGATCGCCGATTCGAATATCATGAAACATGAGACCTTTTCCTCTTAAAAAACAGTAAATAGCCTGAAAATAACAATAAGCTTGATAAAGATCTGGATTATCAATAATAAGTTTAGAATTCATTGTAGTATTGTTTTTCATTTGTAACCAATTTTTTATAGCTAAATCACGTATTTGAAGAAGATCATTTGTCGAAATATCTAATGGTTTTTTATCAGGAAGAAATTCTTCTTTAAGAAATTCTTTAAGTTGTTTTAATTGAATATCATTTGATTTAAATTGAGTAAGATCGAGTAACTCTTTGATTTTATTCTTTAAATGTTTCATAACTCATATTATTTAACGCGAAATAACTTTCCAGCCCATGCAGCTTCTTGTTGTGTATAAGGATTAATCACAAATCCAAGTTTTATACAAAATTTTTGAGCTTTTTCAAGTGTATCATGATAAGTAAAATCGCAACGTTTTCCATTAAGTACAATTGGAATTATATCCACAAAATTACCTCTAGATTCAAATTGTTCAACAAATTCATCAAAAATTTGATTCTTTTCGAATTCAATAAAAGCTCTATAAAATACAATATACGGCATATTCGGCACTGGTATTTTAATTCTGAAAAATATAACATGGTACATGTATTCATTTTATCAGTGCCTTTAAAGTCTCATTTTTTACCCATTCAAATATTATACTATTTTTGACTGTCTAGCCAATTTTTTTCATATTTCTCTAATCTACGCGCTGTACGATAATAAATCAAGCGTTCTTCTTTATTTGGAATTGGATTAAATACATAATAATTCATATAACTTTTGGCTAAATAAAAAGTTTCAGTTTGTGAAATCGGAATATAAACTTGAATAGAGTAATTTTCATGAACAAATGATTGACCCATATTGCGAAAGCCACAAAGGAGTAAAGCTTGTTTAGTTGCTTCAGATTCAGATTGTAATTGAATTTTGGACATTAGTTATTTGTGGAAACTTTAATTTAATTTTTGTTATATCACATTGATCTAAAAGAAAACCAGTTGTTATAATAATAAGAAGTCCGTCAGGTCTAAATATCGAGTTATAAACTTGATAACCTAAAGATTCAATATATAGAGTAACTTGAGTGATAAACATCGAATCATCATCATCTCTTAAAAAATAGGAACTTGATAAATCAGCAGTATCTGATTTAATTTCAGTCTTTTCTTCTTCAGGTTCAATCCAACTTGGTTTTTTATCTTCAATATGCTCTATATCTAAAACAGGACAGTTTTTATTAGTGCATTTCCAATAAAAATTCATATTGAAATAAAAATATTTTTCAGCATATTTATAGCATTTTGGGCACGTTTTTTTCATATTTTCTCCAAATTTAAAAAGTAAGGAAACCAATATTCACAGCTCTCTTCATTCATCTTTTTATTATTCTACAAGTATTGTAGCATCTAGTAGAGTAAGAATGCTATTTGAAACTTTACTAGAAGGCGCTTCAGACATTTTATTTTGCGGTAAATTATTATTAATAGCAAGATAAACATCTAATGCAGAAACTTTATGATCTGGTTTCATTATTCCACCTTTAGGACCTTTTAAAATTCGAACTAAACCTTTTAATCTAAGAAGTCTAGTTAAACCGTGAAGATGATTCCCACTTGTTCTAAGTTTATCAGCCAATTCTTGACATTTCGTCGGTTTATCATTGAGATACTGATAAATATCTAAACAAATTTCATATTCTCTATTTAATTTCATTTTATAGTTTCCGGTGTTTTATTACCAAGGAATTCACTAATAATTCTTTTTGAGACATTAATTATTTGTTTGTTTCTTAAATAGATTCTATAAGCATCCCAAATTTTTTTATAACCTGAAGACATTGGTTCAAATTTAACTGCAAATCCTAATTGATAATTTTTAACTTTTGGTCTTATTGCCCAGTTTACTCTACAGACGCGCCCCATCAATATTAATTGATCTAGATCTCCAGGAAGAGTAATATATACATTAACTAATTGATGCGGTTTAAAATTCTTTTCATTTTTTTGAATTTTAACGAATATTCCATTTTCTGAAATATCTGCAATTTGATAATAATGCGGTTCAATATCTTGATTATTAAAAAGACTTATTGTTTTAATAGAAAATCTTTCATTTAATAAAGGAATTCTAATATCATGTCGTTTTTCTTTATACATTATATTTCTCAATTTCCTTTTATATGATTTTCATCTTTCATTGATTGTATACTACTACAAGAATATCCACTGAATAATCGTTCAACTTGACGACTCATTTCTTCAATTTTCATTTGCCAGTAAATATCATTAATTTTAGCTTCTCGTTGGAGTTTCTCGAATCTCTTAGATTTAAAATCAATCACTTTCATAACATCCTCCATATATAAAGTATACCAATATTCTCTACTTTAGTCAATTAAAAAAATCCTCTTTCTTTCTTAAGTTCTTCCAATCTTTTCTTTTCTCCTTTAGAATTATAAAGTAGAAAAATTTCGCTTATTTTACTATTAGCAAATGATATATAACATTCAGATGAACAAAATTTATTATTTTTATTATTAGGATCTATATAAATTTGTGTCCTACGCATATTTTTCATATCTATCTTACAAAATTTACAGTTCATTTAATTTTCCTTCTTCTGCAATTTCAACTTCAGTAATTTGAACTTTAATTATTCCTCTAAACTCTCGATTAAACCTCATTAATAATTCTTAGAACAGCTTTCTCTGCTTCTTTTCTAGTAGGAAATTGTCCAACTTTTCGATAATTAGGTCGCTCATCACTAGGTCTTCCCTGATGAGTAATGTTAGCATTATATGCATAAAGCATATACATTCCAATCATTGGAATAATATCAATTCCAATGCCATCTTTTTGATATCCTGTTTTTGTTTTAAAATTTATTGAAGTCATTTTGTTTCCTTTATTAGTCTAGGAAAACCTAAACTTGTATCATATTCTTCTTCAATTTCCGGGTCAATTATTTTTCCACATGTGCATGGGAATTCGCCAGGAATATCATAATCATAAATTTTATGATAATTTCCACAATCACAATATATTGTTTTTATTAATTCCATATTTAAATCCTTTCAGAATATTTCGAAGTTCATTATGTAATAATTCAGGAACTTGAATATTTTTCTTTTTTAGCCATTCATAATCAGCACTTGAATAGGCATGTGCTTCATCAAGTAATACTTGATCGTTATAACCATTATCTTTTAAAAATTTAAAAAGACTTGATAATTCATTTCGATACTTATTAATTAATCGAATTGTTGCTCTTTTGTAAGTAGGTTCTAAATACCACAAAGCATGACATATTTCATGATCCATTGTATTAAGATGACTATTTGAACTAGTTGCAATCACATAAAAGTTATTCCGTCTTCCTTTAATAGTTTCCAATATATTTTGTTCACCTTTAGTCAATGGATCAAATAAACCGTCTTTAAAATCATTAAATATATATCCTGGAATATTAAAACCATCCCAATCATCATAATAAGTAAATGCATTAAATTTTTTTCTATACCATTCACGATACTCACCTAGAGTAAATGGTCGATCGACAAATTCTTGATTAGGTGATTCATAATGTTCTTGGAATCTAAGAATATTTTTAGCCAATTCTCGATTATTTTTGTAGAATATATGAATTAAACCTTTTCTAAGATTTGTAACTTTCATTTTTCTTTATTATCTTTCTTCGGTATATTCAAAAGCATCGAGAATTCGTGCTTCTTGAATTTCAATGAATTCTTGAATTTCAGCATCAGTTGCATTTCTTCCTAATTGTTCATCTAAAAATTCGGCGGCATATTGATAGTCATAATCATAGTTAATTGATTTGTCATATCCTGTTTTCATAAATCCCTCCATATCTTTACTATACTTCTAGACTTCAGTTTTGTCAATAGCATAATTTCCACAACTACATGATGAGGAATAGTCTTCCTCGACAATTTCAAGATATCTACAATTTCGTTTTTTCAATTCTAAATAAGCTTCTTGATAAGTTTTAAAGCATCCAATATGATCTCCATCATTATATAAACAAAACACTTTCATAATTGCCTCCATACTTAAAATATACTAAAAAACTATATATTAATCAATAGGGTTATTATATTTAATAATTTTAATAATTTCAACATCTTCTGAATCTAATTCTTTTAATTGATCTTCAGTCTGATTAAAAGCATACATTTTTAAACGATTTGGGTAATTAATTTCAATATCATAAGTATTCATATTTTCTCCTTAAAAATTTAGAATTTGAATTTGTTTTAAATAAACTTTAACTTCATTACCAGTTACTTTAAGATCAATGGTAAATACATTCCCTGTGATATCTTCTAAAAGACCATCTTTTCGCTTCCTCCAAGCTCGACTTTCTTTTTCACTCAATAAACCATTCATGAAAGATTGAACTAATTGACTTGTGTAACTTTTTCCACTTACTAGTTCTAAAAACATATTGTTTCCCTCCATACTTAAAGTATAGTAGAAAACTATATATTAGTCAATAGCGACTAACTTATTGATTTAATTAGAATTTTTAAAATTCGGCCATTATAATAGCATTTACCATATATTCCAGATCTTCTATAGTATAGATATTAAGATTCTCTAATTCTGGGATTAACGTTATAATCATCAATACAGGCTGTCTGTCAAATTCATCGAGCCAACTTTTAGCATAATTATATAAAGATGAAAAAATTGGTTTATCTCGATATTCTGGTGTTTTATATATTTTATGTGTCCAAAACAGTAATTGAATGGCCTTAGAAAGAGCCAGATTGCCTTCTAACGAGACTTTTAGATAATCATGACCATCAATCTTCAATTCTTCAATCCAGCCCTTCTTAATAGCTCTATCAATCAATCGCTTATTTTTTTTATATTCTATATTGATGATTTCGGCCATACCCAATTTTATCATTATTTTATAATTAAGAGCATATATAGCCCACTTATATAGCCATCCTCTAAGCATTCATTTAAGGCCGAGTTTAGATAAGCTTCAGCATATTCTGGGCTTTCAAGGCGCTTAAAAAGATCTTGTTTATAGTCACTTTTTTTTGATTTTTCGAGGCATTCTTTTTTCCATAAATTCTTCGACTTGTTTAGGTGTTACCTTACTTCACCTCATTCATCTCTGAAATAATAGAGTCCCTGGCTGAATTTCTGTTATATAAATATTAAAAGAAAACCCCTTGGAATTTCTCCCAAGGGGTCTAAAAATACATAAACTTTTTATTAGTCTATGTTTTTGGAATTATTAAGCGAGATCTCTACTAGTTTGTAGATTCTCAATAATAATGTGCTTACGAGGTGCTTGAATTACGATCATACCGTAAAGTAATTGTAGCCATTTATAGCTAGTATCTGTTACAGCAAGATCATATTTAATCATGCTTCCAAGTTGCTTAAAGCAAAGTGCATCAGGATCATTCATCAACAAGAATGCAGAACTACGTCCTGGGGCTTTCTTATTAAAGTCAATATCATGAGCAGATCCAGTTCCGGCAGGAGCAACACGACCGATGAATTGTTCATCAGAAGTAGATGCCTTAGGCGATCTAAAGATATTGAAATAAACTGGAGAACCAGCATAATTCAATACTAAAGTAACCTTATCACCGGCAGCAACTGTGATAGCGCCAGTATTAGCAGAAGGAAGAGTTTCTCCGTCTGAAAAAACTGCGCTAACTCTATAGGAATAGTCACCAGCATCACCTGCAGCAAATTGACTAGCTGCATCAGCAGGAGTAGTAGATGCACCTGTAGTAGGAGCACTAGATGCTGAAACTGTACTTGTTAGAGGTCGCTTACGTGCACGATTAAAGAGATTTCTCTTAAATCGGAAATTCAAAGAACCAGCAAATTCAGGAACTAAGTAACCAGCTGCAGTTCGATCACCAGGTCTAACAACTTCTTTAGCATAAAATGCTTTAGAAAAGTCAGAGTGAACATCTGTAGCTAGATACATATCCATAGCTTGACCGAAGTTATTTACGTTACGCAAACAAGCATCTTCGCAAAGATCTTCATCAAGTAGTGCATTTTCTCGATCACGAGCATCAAGGATAACAGAGTCATCATTGTCAGTTTCATAACCAGCAAATGCAGTAGACTTATATTTTGCTTCATCTTCTTTTAGTTGAATTTGAGCTTCAATCCCATCATATTCAAGTGAATTGATAGAAGAATCCGCTTCAAACATTGCTCGTTCGTTGCGAGCTAATAGTTCAATAGTCTTGTTCTTGACTTCACGAGCTACAACAGGTCCGTGAGCAGCTTGAATCAAGGTCAAATTGTGTTGAACTTGTCCATGAGTACCGAGGTACTTAACTACTGCAACATCACGATTGTAATCTGCATCAGTTTGAGAAGGTGTGCCACCCATTTGGAAGAACACAGGGACTTCTTGACCATAACTATTTTGAACGTTGTATTCATGCACAGTTTGCATGACTTTTTCTTTTGGAATATCTTTCCAAAGACGGATTTGATCCATAGAATAAGTAACCAGCTTAAGGGTTCTATCTAGATCTTCAACAGCAAGTGCGGCACCACCAGAAATATTAGCGGGCGTATTTGATGCATATTCAGAGCCAATAGACAAAGCCTTTTGAAGGTTCTCAATTTCTTGTGCGGATGCTTGTCCGAATCCAGTAAGATCTTGAGGATAATCGTTATACATTTTTATTTTCTCCAATTGTTTTGGATATTTCTTGTCTTCTGTTCGTAGACGTTTTGTTGGCTTAGCGTTAAAGCGTAAAAGTATAGAAATATACTATACTTATTTGTTAAAATTTCTTTTCAAAATTATTGTTTTAGTGCTCTTTCGACTTTTCGTCTAGCTTCACTATTAACAATAGTTCCAGTAGTTTCATATTCGATAGCTTGTTCCATAGTCAAATCTTTCGATTTAACCAAAACCTCAATTACATCCAATACTTCCGACTTTTTGAAAGTCTGAGGTTGTTCAGATTGAGTCGATTCATAGCCACCTTTTTCAATAACAGCTACAGATGAAATTGACTTTTGTTGTCGAGGTCGACTAGCAAGTTTTTCAATCGTAACATTAGCTTTTTCAAGCTTTTCACGAAGATCAGCAGTAGCTTCAGAAACAGCAGATTTAATCAAATCAGTTTGTTCTTGTTTAGCTTTAGCTAATTTTTCATCTTCTTTAGCTTTTTCAGAATCTTCAAATGTTTTCTTTAGCTTTTCATATTCTTCTTTGCTAAGAGTGACATTATCTTCAGTTTCAGATTTCTTCATAGTCATTTCAGGAAATTTAACTTGAGAATCTTCTGGTTTACTTGCATCTGTTGAAGAAGAAGCAATTTCGGCATCATATTGACGATTATCAGTGCCTCCGTCAGCAGGTCGAGTTTCCCAAGAAGAAATATCGTCAGGACGTCCTCGTTTCTTACCAGCTTTTTCATCATCTTCAGTCTTTTCTTTTAATTCACTTAAAGATTCATCTGAAGTTTTAGCAGGAGCAGGATCAAGATTTCCTTTTGAAGAAGACATAGGACCTTCACCGATAATTTAAGAAATAGCATGTTTTGCTTTTTCCACAGTTTCTTCTTCAGTGGTTTCCTCAGCTTTTGTAACAACTTCTTCGACAGGTTCTGTGAAGAAGGCATCAATCTGTTCATCAATTGATTTTTCTATTTTTTCGTTCTTTTCAGCATCCATTATGAGCCTCCTAAACTTATCTTAATTTAATCTTTGCAAGTGCATCACTGATACTTGCGGCATAATCACTATCTCCGCCTGTATCACCAGAATCTGCATCTAATTTAGCTGCAAGAGCTTTAAGTGCATCGATGATTTCATCTTGTTTAAGCAATATTGCTTGTGTAGCTGACTTAGGTTTAACTGTATTCGTTTTAATCGAAATATCAGCACCTTGTAATCTTCCTTTGTCTGCCATGTTTGTCTCCTTTACTTACTCAGTATAGTTTAACCTAAATTATATTTTTCTTTTATTTTCCTAAGTTTAATTCAGGAAATTTTGTGTTTAATCTTTCTTTGAACAATTCCCATAATACTTGTCGAGAAAGATTAGGATAAAGATCTTGAAGTTTATCAAGTGTCTCAATTATCATTCCTTTAGCCATAGGAGCTGTCAAATTCTTCAATTTTCGCTTTTTCTTTTTATCTTTTTCTTTACGATCACCGAATTCTTCTGTAGCTAAAGCATCTCCACCTGATAGATTACTTGGAGTAGTTGTTGCATATCCAGCACCTACACCTAATGCTTTAATTAAACTTTCATCGATCACTAAGTTACCGAAATCAAATACAATTTGTTCAGCAGCACCTAAAGATTTAGCTAAATCAACATAAGTTTCTTGATTTACTGGATTCATAGTTAATGCACAAGCTGTTATTACAGCTTTATCGATAACTTTACTTTCATTACCAGTACGTTTTTTTATAATACCTTCAATTGACATACCCATTCGACCGCGATCTTCTTTCTTTAAAGAACTCATAATCTGATAAATCGATTTAGCTCTATCGTGATTTTTGAAGAGATATCCGCCTAAATAAAGGCCATTTTCATCTTTTTGATAAGTATCAATAATTCCGACGGTATTTTCAGGACCTTTTTGATGGTCAAAATTAAATATACCTTTTCCTTGAGAAATAGGAGCAAGATCTAAGCCGTGAACGTTTACAATCTCACCTTGTTGATCTAATTTAGGAGTAGATGCAAGGCCATATACACGCCAATCACCACTCTCAGTCTTTTCAAATTCAACAGGTAAAACTGTTTTAAATTTAGTATCCATAAGTCGAAAAACTCCTTTTCCAATTCCTTCCGTTCCTCGACCTTTAAACTTCTTTAATTCTATCACGTTAGAGGGCAATTCTTTAATTAAAAATTATTCCAAATCAGAATTGTTGTCATAATTTGAAGTATTAGCACTAATTGATTTACTTTGTAGATTTTCTGATAAATAATCGGCTAAGATTAAATGATATCCATTAGCTTTAAGCTTTTCAATGGTATGTTTGATTATAAAATGAATTTTAGTAGCGGAACAACCGAACATCTTACCTATTTCAGATTGCTGCATTGGTTCTATTTTGCCATCTGAGGTTGAATTTCTGGCAATCCATACCCAAAAATCATAATTATCAATTTTTGAATCAATCCACCATTCATTTTCAGGTTCTACAGGTATGCGGACTTTGACATTTCCATGAATATCTTTTTTAGTTATTTTTTTAGGTATATTTTTAGGATTGGGTTTTATTGGAAATGTTTCTTTATCAGCACCTGTTGTATTCCAATAATTTCTAGGTTTTACATTTTTTAATTTTTCTATTGCTTTTTTCTTAAGAGATTCGTCCATAATAACTCCAGTAATAATTTATGGAGTTAAGTTTGGACTCCGTGTTTGATAATCTTAAATTATCAAACTTAAGTATTTTTGTCAAGTTTTAAAGAAAAAATAAATTATTTAAGAATTTTTCGATAATTACCAGTTAAAATATAATCATTAACAAATGCTTTTTTATTAGTTAAAAAAGTATTTATATAATCTTTAACCATTTTTCGTTTAATTATAATATCTTCCAATTCTTCTTTAGAAACATGATTTTTATTCGATCGAAATATCCAAAGATTATTAGAATTAACTTTTAATGGATATCTAATTAATGGACAATTAGACCAAGTAAGTTTCAATGAACCAAAAAAAGTCCTTACATTGTCTTTATAAGTTCCAAACATATCTTTTCCACATGTGACATTTGCTATGGAATCAGCCATATGAGCATCTACTGCATCTTGACCAATTACCCAATATTCATCTCTGATAAGTTCTCTATAATTCTTAATTGGCATTCCAATGCGTTTAGATACTCGTTCATCCATTTTATAAGCAGTTCTAAGCATCCAATTCATTCTAACTACGGCTTCACCTGGTACTTCTCCACCAAGACCAACAATCTTCATTCTATGACTCATTAAAATTCCAGATGGAGTAATATATCGTTTTCCGAGATTTTGAACAATATGAAAACCCATTGAAGCAGAAAATAATGAAATTGTTTCTACTTCATGATCCATAGCATTAATCATATCAATTAATGTACTTCCAGCGGTTACACTTCCACCGGGTGTATCCAGCACTAAAAAAATAGGTGTATTTTTAGGAAGCGATGCATCTAATTTAAGCAATTTCATCTGTAATCTAGATACTGATTGCATTGTAACAACTTCACGAAATATCAAAGTATTTTTTCTTTCTAATACTATTCTTTTTTCTTTAATTTTACTAGGGATATAAGGTAAAATTCTAAATATTTGTTTAGGCTTTGAAGATTTACTAGAATTTTCTAATGAAAAATTAACTTTTTTACCAATTTTAGGAGAAGTAACTGTATAATGCAGAGGTTTAGTAAACCGTGTAGTTAGAGTAAAACAAGCAACAAATATAAATAGTAACAAACTAAGTTTAGAAACCAATTTTAATGTTTTTTTCATTTAGAAGCTCCAATCTTTTTCTATATATATTTATCATTTCATTACAGATTTCAATATATATTTTTACTTGCAAATATTCATTCGCAGATACTATTCGATTTCGTTTCATTTGTCTAATCGTATTTAGACATTTTTGTCGAATATTTAATAATTTGATTTCTGTATCAGTTCTCATAACAGTATACAGCATAATTGAATTTTTTACGAATTTCAAGAAAATAAATTATGGTAAAATAGTTACTTTATATTTTTATTATTTTTACACCAATCAAGATAAGGGCAATATTTGCAAATTTTTCCATTTGTTAATGGTGGTAATTTTTTATTATCAATGTATTTAGATAAGTTATCGATTTTATTACATATTTTTAAAAAATCTTTTTCATTTCTTTCAACATAAAATTCTTTCATATTGAAATTATCTCGATTCACATAAAGATATATGATTCCTTCAACAACCATTGATTTATTAAGTGCTTTTATATGGTCATATTTTCCATCCAAAAGATTATTTTCAAAAGCAAAAATATAAATAGTTCCTTGAACTTTATGATCTTTTTGAGGTTGTTTTACACAATACATGAATTTTTCTTTACCGACGGACTTAATCTCGACTAGATAAATTTTATTATTCCATACCAACACTCTATCAATATAGCCTTTTCTAATTTTTAATTCAGGTAATGATATAGGAAATTCAACTTTTACTTCTTTAGTTTCAGGATCTATATAATCTATGGCTAATTTGGCATCTCCAAGCCATTTTTGAAAATGATTATGCAGAGAATTTCCACCTTCTAAACCTAGAATATTTAATATAGTTTTTGGAGCTTGCTCTATTTTGAAATATGAATAATAGATTTTACGAAGACAATCGTCGCCAATTATTGAAGGTGATAAGCCAAATTTTTTTGATTTTCTTGGAGCATTATGTTTTTCTTTTAAATAATTACTCAGAATCTTTTTTATGTTCAATTTCATTAGCAGCTTCTTTCAAAAGATTTTCTTCTTTTTCCGTATTATTATAGTTATCAATTTTTTCAAATTGATCTTTAGGAATTCTTACATCCACAACAATATTATCTGGCAATTTAATTCTTCTTCCTAATTTATTTATTAAACGTTTAACTGCTGTCTTAGTTGGAACATTAGCAAATGTCCGTGCTCGAGTTCTTCGAAAATTTCCTCGTTTCTTATAAGGAATAATATTCTCAATAAGACCCATTTTCACTGCTTCTTCCGGCGTAATATATAAATCTCTACGAACAAAATTATCCCAAAATTTCTTTGGATAAAAACTATTTTCGGCATAAATTTCATTTAGCATAGTTTGATAACGAGCGCCTTCATCTGCATAAATTTGAAAATCAGTTTGTTTTCCCATAAATTCATCATTTCCATCATGTAACATAATTCTTGTATGTTTAGAAACATACCGTTCATCACATCCACACATTATCCATGTAGCGGCTGACATTAATTTTCCTCGTCCATAAAATATAAATTTACAAGATGATTCTTGAATCATATCATACAAAGCTAACATATCATGAGGACTTCCACCCCAAGAACGCATATGAATTTCAATAGGAGCATTAGAAAAATCAAGCATTTTTAAAATGCCACGTATTGCTAAATTAACATTAGCTTCCCAAAAATCATTAGATCAATTTGAACCTGAGTCGTCATATGGAGAAACTCCATCTAAATAACCAAAATCAATTCGCCTATGATCTAAATCAATACCATACATCAACCAATTTTCTATTACTGATGAATCTTTGGATCTTTTAGCCATTTATTCCTTTACAATACCAATAACTGAATCTTCATAAATCAAAATTGTTTCAGAATTTTCAAATTGAATTTTTTCAGTTCTTTTATCATGATAAACTTTAGTTCCTACATTAAGGCGTTTATCTTCAACAGCTTCGCCAATTCCAATTATTACACCTAAATTTGTAACAGTATCAGGTGTAATAAATAATGAATTTTCATTATTCTGTTGGCGTTGTGGTTTCTTCAGTAGAAGCCGCTTGCCCAGAATCTTCACTTGTCGCTTGTTTTGTGACTGATTCGGTAGTCGATTCATTTGTCTTCTCCTGTAATTTATTTTTCTTTTCTGAAATTCTATCAAGAGTAATTTTATAAACTCCAGAAAGAGTTTTACCTTCTTCACCTGTCAAAATATCTTCTGCATATTCAATAGCTTCACCAGGAGTTTTACCTAATAATGCTTCATGAAGTCCTTTAGGAAGATCATTTGGTGAATATTGATCTTTCAATAAATTATCAATTGTTCCATGTCTTTCTTTTACAACTTCTTTTCCATCGAAAGTAAAACTATAAGTTACTCGTAAAAAATCACCTTTTTCAGCAGGTCGATTAACTTGTTGAAGACCCCATGCTTCATCTTGATAATTTAAAATAGCAGTTTCTTTTTCTTCTTTATTAACACTGAGTTTTTCTTCGAGATATTGAATTCTATAAAGCATTTCAACTACATTTGATAAAAGTCTTTGAGAAACTTGAGCCATTGCTATAGAAATTTTTTGTTCTACAACATTATTTAACAGTTCCACTGCTTTTTGATTGGCCCGTTCTTCAACCATATTTTGAAATGAATTACTTTGATATGGGGTTTTCTTTTTTCCTTTTGCCATTTTATTCTCCTATTAAATAATTTTTAATTGTTCTGGTTTTGCTTTAATGCTTCTACCATCTCCGGTTTTAAAAATAATATATGGCGAATCAACCCCTGTAACATGTCCACTCAATATTTCATTATTAACAGTAAATTGAACTACTTTCTTTTCAAAATGTTTATTTTGAAGCATAAATTGAACTTTATTTGAAATAGAGTTATCATCATTTTTAGGTTGAATTTTTAAAGTTTTATTTGTTTGTCTATTGTTTCTAATTAAATTTTCTTGTAATGGATTTTTTGATTCTAAAAATCCAGTAGCAAATTGCGTAAACAAACTAGCGATTTCTTCAGTAAGTCCAGGAAATTCTTTATCTTTTAAGCCTTCAGTATATTCAGCAATTTCTAAAATAAGTTCAAATCGTCTTTGGCTTTTTCGTAATTCAAATAATTTAGTTGCAAATTGCTTTTTTAGATCAATTTTAGGCATATTTTAATTATAGCTAAAACTGTAAAATATGTCAATTATTCAGTTACTTTATCTTTAATATAGTCTTTCCATTTATCAAGACCAATCCAAGTAACTGCACCGCCTGATTGAACTTTCCAGCCAGGTTTTAATTCAATAAGCTGAGAGTCTCTACAATTATGAGAAACAATGCCCCTAGTTATGAAAGATTCATCTTTATCTACCTGTATACAGTAAATTTTACCGTTAGTATCACAAGTCCTTGTTTTTCTTATAGAAATAATTTCAGTTTCTTCAAAATCATATTTTTCATTATGATTAAACATAATTCTAGATAAATCTTCTAAAATATTAGATTTAGTAACTTCTTTTTCACAGTTGAAACCAAACCTGAGAACTATCCAGCCTTGATTTTGTAGCCAATGGTCCCTTTCATTGTCTTTTTTACGTCTTTCGTCATCATGATAAATACCATCAATTTCAACTGCTATTTTTTTATTTGGAAATGCAATATCTATAAAGTAATTACCTACTTGGTATTCTAATTCGATTTTATCTTTTGGAAAGAAACTAAGAAGCCAACCAAAAGCAAGTTTTTGTTTTTTAGAAATTCTAGTTCCAGCTGATTTTTTCATCATTTCAGGTAATCGAGAATTTAATTTAAACCTTTGTTCTTCTCGTTTTTCTTTAGTCCAGTAATTTCCAGAAAATGGAGAAACTAATCTACCTTCATCATAAGCTTTTTTAGTTCCATCGGAACAAGCCGAATTTCTTTTAAGTTTATCTTCTTCGGACATAGTGCTATGTTGTTTTAAAGCTTGTTTTTTCATTAATTTTTTAAAACAATTCTTAGAACAAGTGGCAGCTAAATCAAAAGTTTTTGATGATTTAAATTTAACTTCTTTTTCACAAACAGCACATGGTACTTTTAATCTAATAAATTTATTTCTTTTAGATAAATTTTGAGCTTCAACCCAACCTTTATCGGTTAAAAACTTATGGTCAGGAGTCACTCTTATTTTTTGTGTTCTATCATTGTAATTAAACTTAATTTCATAAGCTTCTTTATTTTTGTATTCCGCTTCAATTTTTCCTGTTACTTTTCGAAATTTACCAGTGTGAGTTAGTACTTCTTCTCCTATATGCAAATTCCACATAGATTTCCATCCGTTTTTGGATAAAACTTTCACATTTTTTTCGGTAAAACAATTGGGGTGAGTCGCTCCTGCAACTGGTTTCCAACTGGGGGCTTTTACTCCATAATTAGAACCATTATTTAATATTGTAGACATTCTATATACTTTTGGAGAACCATCGAAATCTATATAAAAAGCTCTACAATATTTACATGTTGCACCATCATTAGGATTAATTCTGTAGGTATAAATATCTTCAGCATCTTTACTATCCTTATTTTGAGCAATAATATGATCGGCAGACCCCATTCCTACAGCATTCGATATTTCTGTAACAGCAATTCTATTCCAATTTCTATTAGCATCATGAGTATAATCTCTAAGTTTTCTTTTTAATTGTTGAACAGTTGATTGCTTAACTAAAGAATCCATTTGTTCTGGTCTATCAAGATCAGTTAGAGCATTGTTTTTATAACGATTATTTGAATCTCTAATAATTCCAATGAGTCGAGAAGTTACTTCAGCTTTATGCTTTTCTATTAGTTGTAAAAGATTAGAATTTAGATAATTTACTGAAATAGTATGAGCTTCGCCTAAAGGCAATGCACCTGCCATTGATTGTTGTGAAATCATCTCTGCAACATTTTTAGGTGCCCCTTTAGCATTTTCTTCATTTAAATAATTATGATAATAAACTTTTTCTAAAATAGGTTCTCCGTCCATTTTTGGTTGTAATGATCTTTGAGATTCAGTTACATTCTCACGACCAAGAACCATAATAGATAATTTAGCATATTTTTTATCTATAAGATTACGAATTCGATTAATTGTATCATTTTTAATAACGGCCATTATAATTCCTCATTATCAAGTTCATTCATAATACCATTCATAATTTCATCAAATATTTTTTTATGTGCTTTTTCTAATACTTCAGCTGCGTGTTGATTTCCTTTATCAATAAATTCATCTTTATGAGGATCAGATGTTAAAGCTTTTACAATAAGAGATTCTGCTTCAATTTGAGAAAGATTTTTAGTTTTTTCAATCTTAACTCGAACTTTTTTATTCTTCGATTTCATACTGTTCAATCCTTACCAGACTTTTATTTAAACCTTTTTCAGATTCATTAGGATTTTCACCTTCAATAGATTTTTCAGGATTTTTCTCAGGATTGGGTTGTTTTCCTTGTTCGAAGAAATTAGACATCTCAGGAGAAGCGACTTCACCATTTTGTTGCTGATTTTGTTTCGCTTGTGGATGAAACTGAGAATACCATTGAAAATAAGTCGGATCTAAAATAACATCATCGGCACCTTCAATTGGAGCATAACCATGTTCTACTCTTAACTCATTTAAAGTCCTAAGATATTTAACTTCTTTTGCTTCTCGATCAGTTGCTTCTGTTTGAGTTTCATCATCCAATCCTACAAATTTTAATTCGTATCTAGGATTAAGTTTAGAAATAATATGCATATTTAAAAATGCTTCAATATGTTTTATAAGAGGAACTAACCCTTTATCTTTAGAATGAGAAATTTTTTGACTTGTATTATCACCTCCAAGTCCAGAACCTGATCCACCTTCTTCTTTCATTCCAAATCCAAGTTCAATTGGATCAATTTGGAATACCATACATATACTTTTAATTAAATAATTAAGCCATCTATCAAATTCCATATCAGAATGAGTTTGCGTCAAGGGAATCCATTGAACTTCTTCCATACCAGCTAAAATAGGAGTTTGAAAAGAATTTCTATTTCCAGAAACCATATGCTTCCATTGAAGTCTCAAAGTTTCAAGTTTTCTACGAGTTAAATTTGCTTTAATGTGTAAAATACCCTTAGCAGAAAATCCATTGCTAAAATAAAGTTTATTATAATTTTCAGTAAAAATATGAGAGGAAATAACGGAAATCAATAATTCAAGTTCAGCTAAAGAATAACCATTTGCATAAATATTTGTAGTGGGATTTCGCATTCCAACTACAAGTTCTGATGGCGTAAATGCTCTTTCAATTTTTCCTCGTACTACTTGAACATATTTATATTCATCATTTTCTAATTTTTCATTATCTAATTTGAGAATATCTTCTTTAGGATCTCTCATTGCTTCCAATTCTTTTTCAGGAAAAAGAATATTTTCACTAAATTCAGTTGATGTATAATCTTTATAATGTTTAAGTTGAGGCGTCGCATATCGAATAGTGGAACCGTCAACAGGAATCCAATGGTGTAATCTTCCGGCTTCATCTTCAATACGTTCAATTCCATATAAATCAAAAGTTAAAGTATCTCGAGTAATTGCTCTTAATAAAGAATCCATGTGCCATTTTTTAGATTCAAAACTACGTTCTTTTAATGAACCACAAGATAAAACTAATGATGTAAGGCTTTGAATATCATCTTTAGTTTGTTTCATTAATTCTTGACGAGCTAGTCTTTCCATTTCTCTTTGAGATAGTTTTGTGGGATCTAAATCATCTTTTGTTGAATCTTGAATTTCTTGAGAAGTTAAATCATTATCGGCATTTTGTAATTTATTTCTAGCATCTTCAGATTGTTGAATATCTGAATTAGAAGATTTCTTTTTTGAAAATGCATCCGGAAATAATTGTTGTTTAATTCTTTCTAATTCAGATTGTTCATTAACTAATTCAATTTTAAAACCTTTTTGAAAAGGTCCTTTAACAGGTCTAGCAAATGCTGCAACTTGATTTTGGCGAGTTTGAATAATGCCCATTACTGTAGTATTTTGATTAGCCATATGACGTAAAAGCTCAAAGCTTAAACGATTAGTCTTTTCTTGCCAACCTTGAGCACCTACAGAATAAGATGGATCTCGATATATTGATTTTCTATATAAAGCATCATTAAAATCGTCTTCTTCGTTCATTTTAGCGGCTTTTTGTGCTTTTTGTAATTCTTCACGTTCTAAACGAACTTTAAGAACTTTTTCTTCCATAGTAGCTTTAGCATAATCTTTAATTCTTGAGAAAAAGCCTTTGTTTTCATTATTTTCATTATCATCGGCCATTAAGCTACTCCTTTAGGTATTTAATATTATACAAGTCATTTTAGCATAAATCAAGTAATTCGACGTATCTACGCAAAAATGAAGTCGTTAATTGTCAAACCTCCAAATGTCCGCAAATTACAACTGTGCCCTACGCCTCTCCCATCAATGGCCACATACTAACTAGCTGATTTTATATATATATTTCATATTGCGATATGAAATAT